ATTTACCACGAAGCGATTGAGAATGCTGAGAAAGACCCGTATGAGTATGGTTTTCGACTGCCCCACTGGACGAAAGCGGAGGAGCAGCTTCACGAAGTAAACGAAATCCTAGCACTAGGCGGGAACCGGAGCGGAAAAACTCAATGGGGTGCGTTCTCCGTTGTCCGTGCTGCCGTGGAGAATCCCAACTCCGAGATATTCTGCTTCGCACAAACATCCGAGGTGTCTATCCGCCAGCAACAAAGCGCGGTGTGGGCTTGGCTTCCTGAGTATCTAAAAACCAAGTTCACTAGCGCAAACGCTTACATTTCCTACAAGAAGAAAACAGGATTCACTGATTCGTCGTTAATCCTCCCGAACGGTTCACAGATTATCTTCAAGACGTATTCCCAGTATCAGAATAATCCAACCATTCTAGAAGGCGCGGAGCTTGGTTCTAGAAGTCCCGTCTGGCACAATATCGGCGTATGGCTCGATGAATACCTTCTCGGACCAGAATTGATAAACACTCTTCGCTTCCGACTTGCAACCCGCAATTCCAAGATGCTTGTGACATTCACGCCGATTGACGGGTGGACTGAGGTTATCAAGGAATATCTGGACGGCGCGATAACCATTGAAAGCAGGGAAGCGGAATTGCTGAATGGCGAGCTTGTCCCGTATGTCCAGAAGTCCAAGAAGCTAAATGCGTCCGTGCATTACTTCCATTCGCAGGACAATGCTTTCGGTGGATACGAACGCATCAAGGAGACGTTGAAAGGCAGGACACGGGAAGAGATTCTGATTCGTGCATACGGTGTGCCGATGAAGTCACACGCCACCAAGTTCCCCAAGTTCAACAAGGTGGTCAACGTGGTGGAGCCAGAGAAGATACCGAAGACCAACGTCACAAGGTATCATATCATCGACCCCGCAGGATCAAAGAACTGGTTTATGTGCTGGATTGCCGTGGACGAGACGGGAACATTTTGGGTTTACCGCGAATGGCCTGGAGTTGACGTAGGCGACTGGGCGGAATGGCGGAACGGCAAGTGGATGCCTGGAGAGGGCGCAAAAGGGCAAGGCTACGGTATCCGTGACTACATTGAGCTTATTGAAAACGTAGAGGAAGATGAAGAGATTTTTGAGCGAATAATCGACCCTAGACTAGGAGCCGCGAAGTATCAGGTTCAAGACGGTTCGTCCTCCATTATTGAGGATTTGAACGAATCTGGGATGGTTTGCATCCCTGCTCCTGGGTTGGATATTGACGACGGACTGCAAGCATTGATCGGGAAAATGGCATGGGATACGTCTAAGCCGTTGGATTCTGTCAATCGTCCCCACTTTTACATCAGTTCCGACTGCGAGAACATCATCCAAGGCTTGTCGGAATATACCGGAGACGGCGGATTAAAAGAGGCATGGAAGGACGTTATTGACGTTTTACGCTACGCTGCAATTTCTGGAATAGATCACGTTGACAATTCCGTCAGTTTGGTTACAACTCAGGGAGGTGGAGGCTATTAACATGAGCGCGAAGAAAGAACCGAAGAAAAGAGGACGACCCGCAAAGGTTGTGGAGCCTGTTGTAGAATTGCCGGAAACGCCCTTAAAAGCGGTGATTTTAGGAGCTTGCAACAACCCGACATGGATGCGCGGCAGGATCGACGGTTTTGGAGTAAACGTCAAAGTCCCCGCTCAAATGTCAAAACGCTTGATTGGGAAGGAAGTTAGTGTTATCCTTGTCGATTCCGACCTTGGGGACTACTACCAATACATACCATGAATCCATTGCAAGAAATAGAAGATGAGTCCCTTGTTTACGTGGACAAGGAGCCAGATATTATGGCGTTGGCTAATGCTTACGACACCTGTTTGATTGATCTGGATTACTACTTTGAGTCCTGTTTGCGGTCTTACAATGATCGACGGAATATCTGGGATGGGAAGTCAGACGACCTACGCAAAAACGGGGCGAACGCTTTCCCGTGGCAAGGTGCTTCTGACCAAGAGGTGAACGTGGTTGGCGAGCGCATTGATATGTATGTTGCGCTGTTTGACCAGGCTCTCCAGCGTTCCCACATTAAAGCGTTTCCAACTTCGATGGCGGCAATGCCCAAGGCGGCGGTTGTTTCTGGCTTCCTGAAATGGATGCGTTCCACCTACATCCCCGACTTCAAGCGGCAGATGGAGCTTGGCGGCAACTACCTGATGGAGAAGGGGATTATGGTTTCCTACGTTGGTTGGAATCGGGAGAAGCGTTCTTACCTCCAGAGCATTAGCCTAGAGCAGATTCAAGAAGCATCCCCTGACCTTGTTGAGTTGATACTTAGTGGACAAGATGATGAGGTGCTGCTTGATTTGATTCAGCAATCTTTCCCTGACCTTTCCACTAAGAGGGCGAAGAAAGCAATCAAAGACCTTCGCAAGATGGGCGTGGCGGAAATCCCGCTTCCTCGCCAAACGGTTGACTGTCCAGTTGTCTATGCTTGCGCTCCCGATGGCGAGGTGATGTTCCCGTCTTACATTTCCGACCCGCAACGCGCTCCTTACATGTTCTGGCGCACCTTCCTTACCGCTCAAGAGCTTGAGAAAAAGGTAACGAATGAAGGATGGGATCGTGAATGGGTGGACAATGCCATTGAAACCCTTCGCGGGAAAGACTCTATGTATCTCGATGGCGAGAAGGTAAAGACTCAAACACGCCTTCCAATCACTGATGACAATGACCTTGTAATGGTTGTCTATGCGTATCAGCGTTTGATTGACGAAGAGGACGGTTCCGAGGGTATTTACTGCACCGTGTTCCATCCCCAGACAGAAGGTTTCGCCAAGCATGAGCTACTTAACGGATACGACGATTACCCATTTGTAGTCACCCGCCTAGCCAACGACCAGAAACGAATGTATGAGGTTCAAACTTTTTCAGATATTCTCCGTGGTCCTCAGATGCAAATTAAGACCGAACGTGACAGCCGCATTGATCGTGCGTCTCTCGCAACTCTACCTCCTCTTATGCATCCTGCTGGACGTCCTCCTTCTGATTGGGGTCCAGGTCGCAGAGTCCCGTATCGGCGTTTGGGTGAAATTGCTTTCGGTCCGATTCCTCCGCAAGATAATGGTTCTGTTGAAAGTGAGCTTTCGATGCGTAGTCAAGCTGATCGTGCTATTGGTCTTGATCTTGAAAATCCCCTTTCGGCGGCGCGGCAGCAATACTACATTGGAAAGTTCCTAGACCATGTGAAGGACGTTCTTACTATGGCTTGGAAGCTGTATCAGCGAATGGGACCAGATGAAGTTTTCTTCCAAGTAACGGGTAATCCTAACCCACAAGTGATGACTAAGGGTAGTCCCGATGAGGACTTCTCGATTATGGTTTCGTTTGATTCCTTGTCGAGTGACCCAGAGACAGCCGAGACTCAGTTGAAGAACATGGTTCAGTTGGTTCAGTTAGATCGCAATGGGATCATGGATGTGAACAAGCTGCTTGAGTTTGCGGCTTCCTCCATCAATCCTATCTTTGCCGACTATGTATTGCAGCCAGTTGAAGAGTCGCAGCAGAAGGTGGCGAAGAACGTCACTGATGACCTTGCTAAGATATTCGCTGGTATTGAAGTTCCCGCCCAACCGAACGGCGCACAGATTGCAATGCAGATGGTTCAGGCATACGTTCAACAACCCGATGTTGCGGCTAGGGCGCAGTCTGACGAGGCTTTCGCCGCTCGCTTGCAGAAGTATGCAGGGCAGTATCAATTCCAGCTACAACAAGCCCAGAACGCCGAGATTGGACGTATCGGAACCGCACCCGCCGAGATGGGTGGGGTAACAACTCAAGGGATGGAACAATAAGAATATGAAACAAGGACTCTATTCAAACATCGCAGCTAAACGCAAACGCATCGCAGCAGGTAGCGGAGAGAAGATGAACAAGGTTGGCAGCAAGAAAGCACCGACTGCGAAAGACTTCCGCGACTCAGCCAAAACCGCAAAGAAGAAATGAACACGAAAGAAGAATACAATTTTATCCTCCGCGATTGGCTTGCAGGACAGGCCATGCAGGGAGCTTCAAACTTTATCAACATGGATGAGTTCCATTATGAGGATTCACTGAAAGAGTTAGCGATTACTTCATACCGTATTGCCGATGCGATGCTTGCTGAACGCAACAAAAAGATAACGCCATGAACAAGCTGCCAAGCGACGTAGCCCGATGTGATGGCGAATGGGTTGAGGACGGCGCGGATTCCGGCTGGCGTGAAGGTTGCGAGACTTGCCTACGTAGAACCGCACCTCGTCCAGAACAATACTCGCTGATTATTCCTCCTGCTATCCTTGCTTTTTTCTGCGAATATCTGATTGAACCGTGATGCAAAAGAGATTTACAAAAATAGTCACCAATCCCGCCACCGGACGCAAAAGAACCGTGAAGTTCGGGCAAGCTGGCAAAGCTGCTGATGGCGGGGATCGGATTCGTCCAGGCACAGCCAAGGGGGATGCTTATTGCGCCCGTTCCGCCAAGATCAAAGGTGACTGGAAATCTGACCCCAACTCACCGAACCGACTTTCCCGCCGCAAATGGAAGTGCAAGGGGAGCAAATCAATGAAGTGATGAGAGACTACAAAAAAGAGTATCAAGAATATCACGGGAAGCCCAAGCAGATCGCTCGCAGGGCTGGCCGTAACGCTGGACGCTCCAAGGCTGTAAAGCTAGGTATCGCATCCAACGGAGACGGC